GCCGTGGTTGTACGAGTTGAATAACCAGCTGCAAGGTAGCAGTCGAGATACATCATGCCACCACGCACGCAGTAGCGAACACGGCAAGCGCCATCGTCTTGTAAGGTAGTCCAGGGTGTGAACTCTAGCAGCTTGATGAGATCATCAATCTTTGTGTAATTATTGCTGATGAAATTCTTAGATATCTGCAGACCCTTGTCATTGATAAGGATGTTGTTGGCACCAATCATTGCAAGCATCTGATTACCAGTTAGCATCACAGTATCTTTTGCTCTAAATCCAACATTATCGGAACTAAGTAGAGTACCTTTTTTCTCGCCGCCTGGAAGTCCGCTTAGAACAGTTTGGTCTGCGTCAATAATTAACTTATCTCCTGCAAGACTTGCCCTTTTACTTGTAAAAGATGCGTTGAGGGTTTTACCGTCCATGAGCCAGATGCCATCTTTGTTGACCCATACAAACTGTTTAGTCTTATCACCAACATAAGTGCCGCGTGCATCATGTGAAAAAACGTTTGTCATATCATCAACCGTTGCCTTCACCTCTGCCGCTTTGTTGTTTGCTTCCGTTGCCATGGTCTTTGCCTCCTTTGCTGCGTCCTTAGCGTTCTTCGCGTCTGTGGCTACATGGCCCACTTCCTCCGCTGCCTTCTCAGCTTTAGCCGCGACAGTGTCGACCTTCTCCGCAGCTGCTGTTGCTGTGGTTGCAACATCAGCAATCTTCTCTGTGGCTGCGTCAGCCTTCTTCTCAACCGCTGCCGCTTTCTCCTCAACGGCCGCAACTGCTACGGTCGTCTTGTGGGTGTCTTCTACCGTTTTGCGTGTGGTAGATGCGAGGGCGGTCAGACGCTTGTCAGTTGCTTCCTGCGTGCGTTCCTGGGACGTTGTTCCGCTCTTGGTCAGCGTTCCCTCTATTGCGCCGAAGCTGTATCGCGTGGCCTTTGGGTCCACGAGGTTAATCGTTCGACCAACACAGAGCATCATGCGGTCGATGCCATGCGGCTCGCTGGTGACCTGGACGCGCTGCAAATAGTCAATCTGTTGAACGGTTGCGTCTGCGTAGTGTAAGTCCGTAGCGCTTACCGTGATGGAATCAGAAAGCTTGCCCGCGGCGAGGTCGGCCACTGCTTTGTCTGCGAGTGCCTGTGGCTGGCTCAAGTGGTCGTACTCCATCAGCTTCTCGATAACGCCGTAACGCTCAGCCATTGCAGTATCTACAACTGCATCGCCGACAATGTCATAACCACCGCCAACGTAAGCGTGTTCATCGTCGATGGTTACGTCCTTCTCGTCTTCACCTTCGCCGGTCTTTCCTACAGGGACGATGGCCGTGTAGATGTCCTTACCGTCCGCGCCGGTGTTTAGATCCAGAAGGTTTTGGCCAAGCTCTACAGACTGAGCGGCTTCGCTTGAACCGTCCGCGTTCAACCAGTCGAGGTAGTTATCCTCGCCCACATAGCGAACACGAAAATATCCACCGCAGAGTTTTGTGAGCTTCTCGCGCATCTCCTTCAGTGTGGTCGGACGAGTCCCTGTGCCACGCTGAAGCGCGCCAAAGTTAACGCCAGCGTTAATGCCTACCTTGAACTTCTCGCATCGGTTAGACACGCGCGAGTTGTGTTGCTCGACGAACCACTCGAACAGCTCGCCTGCTTTAGCGGGGGCGTTAATCTCGCAATCAATCTCGTCGGTGTCGTATGTCTTATATGGACGGACGGTGGTGTCGTTGAGGTATGCCATCGCGCCCTCGCAGGTGACATCAATAGATCCATTCATGGACATCGACACTTTACGGATTCGACCACGAAAGAGAATCTTCTGTGTTTCATGTTCCGTGAGCTCAATCTCGCGCTCGGTGTTCATGACCGATTCACGATTAAATGCGCGCCAGAGTGGGTGTGTTGGTTGCACGGTAAAAGAAAGAGTCGGAGACTGCCCCGACTCTTCTACAAGCTTACCGGCTGAAATCTGCACGCCTTCCTCACGCGGATCATGAATGACGTTTCCCGCATAAGTCAGCACATACATTTAGGCCACCCTCTCCCACATATAAACGGCGCGATATGGTGGCATGTTGTTGTGTGGCTGACCTCCACCCACCGCATCAACTTGGAAGCGGTAATTGGTGTACGTATCAGCCGAGCGAGCAGTCCACTGGCTTCCACCACCGTTGTCCGTGCCATAATGCATGCTAGTGTCATGGCTGTGACTTGGCATCTCATTGATGGTCAGCGTGTGAGTATCCTCGCCACCTGTTGAGCCCGCGGGAAACTTCTGCGACTGACCCAAGAGGAACACGCCGTTCAGTTGCTGCCATGTACCACCAAGAAAGGTAGATGGGTCTGTTGGCTTGGTTAACTGAATAATAATTCCCACCGGATACATTGCATCCAGAAGGTCGAAGTTCTTGGCCAGATCCTTAATAGTCTGAACAGTCTCGTCCGTGACGTCAGGCTTCGTGAGACCCAGCCTTGGAGTCTTTGTACTCATTAAATATCCTTCCAATCGAAGTCGAGCGTAACTGTTGTGTTGTTGTGCGTCTCTGCGTCATCGATATACGCATGCTCGCGCCATGTTCCGCGCATATCCTGCCACTTCTTACCGGCAAGGCTGGACCACTTCAGACCCTTGAGCCTGTTTTTTCCAGCGCGGCCAATGTATGCCAGGCTTGTGCCATCAAACTTCTCCCACGTAAGCCCCGCATAATCGCGCCAGATTGCCGTTCCGTAGTCCGGCGTGGTGTTCACGGTTACGCGGTTCTTTCCGTTATGCAGCTCTAAGTCACGGTTTATCCACACACCTGGCTGAAGGTCAACGGTTCGCCCGTTGATGTTGACCAGTGCACGCGCCCGGCATGTGATGGTCGGAACCACCGCATGCGCGGGTCCGTCGATGATGTAGGTCTTGCCAAGCTCACCGTCGAGCTCGTAGTGCATGACGCCGCGCGACTTGTATGGATCTGCAGTGATTGTTAGCTTGATGGCCGCCGTCTCGTCGTAGAGCGTCTGAGAGGTGACCTCGAAGCGTCCTGTGTACGTATAACCCTCGTCCCAGGACAGCGTGAAATCTAGGCGCCTACCGTGGAGCATATTACGCAGTGCGGTCAGCGTCGTCTCAACGCTTGCCCAGTCGTGCGTGTCGAGCGGTGAGAGCGTGATGGTGATTGTTCGCTTGTCGAACACCGGAGCGCCTGTCAGCCACTCAGACAAGTCCAGCACGCCATCGCGTCCAGGAATAGACACCGTAGACGTTCTGGTGGTTGGCGGCTTGTCCGTGTAGTTCGTGACCGCTAGGCGGTAGGTGGCGCAAAGCGGCACTCCATCAACCACAACTTCATACGTGTCTGTTAGTTCCGTCATCTGTTTGCCACCACCTTATATTCGCCGAGGTTTGAATCCACATACGGCGAGACGATTGAACCAACCGTCTGGCCATCCATCACAACGCGCATATTGCGCACATCTTCACGCAGTCCAGCAATCTCGCTAATCAGCTCGTCGTCACTCTTAGAATTGTTCACCGCGTCACTGATGTAGCCTGTGAGTGTGCTAATTGGCGCGACCGCTTCAGGTCCTGCTTCTCCGCCAATCATGGCTTTGTTTCCATTCATGCCGAACATGGTCGGGTTCATCAGAACACCGCCGTCGGCGTACCACTCAATGCCCAGGCTTGGGACTGATGGTGGCGCGAGCGAGAAAGTGCCGGAGATACTGAAGTGCGGAAGCTTAATCTTTGGGAACTCCAGATGAAGTCCGCGGAAGAATCCACTAATGGCGTCCAGGGCACCGGATACGGTGTTCTTGGCGTCGCCCATGACGTTGCCAATCGTGCTCGAGATGCCGTGGAAGACGTTGCCCACTGTGGTAGAGATACCGTTAAACACTGCCTGGAATGTTCCAGAGATACCGTTGACAATGCCAGACAGAGCAGACGAGAGACCGTTCACGATGCTCGTGACAGTTGTACTCATGCCCTGGAACACTGTCTGCGCGCCATTGGCGGCCATCTGCCAGTTGCCCGTAAAGATGCCAACAAACACGCCGATGACCGTCTGAATCACGCCGACTGTTGTCTGAATGATGCCGGAGATTGTTCCCATAACCGCCATGACGATACCGCCGACAACCTCAAATGCCGCACCGAACACCACGGACACGATTGTGGCCACTGTAGTAAACGCCACGCCCAAGTTCTGCAGTACCGTGTCAACAAGTGGCTGAGCCGCTGCAGCGAACTGAGAAATGGCGTCTCGTGCCGTTTCAATGTATGGCGATAGAGTTTCAAACGCTCCGCCGACAGCTTCACCAAATCCGCTGAACGCTTCAACGATAAGACCCGCGCCTGTGCTTAGTCCGTCAAGTGCAGGCTGCAGGATACTCATGACAAAGTCGGCTACTGGTTGCATGGACTGAAGCCACGCGTCAAATCCTCCGCCAGTGGATAGATTCGTGATTGCATCCGCCAGTTGCTTGATTAGATCCGCTGCGCCGTTAACAACGACCGCAAACGCTCCACCCAACACCTCAACGATTGAGTTCAGCACTGGAACGATGGCATCAATCGCCGCGCCGAAGATTGGACCCAGCGCGTTACCAAGCTCACCGAGTGCGCCCATAAGATTGCCAAGCGCCTCTTGTAGTGGTGGAGACACCGCAACCAAGCCAGCAAACGCAGCAATGGCGATTCCAACGGGACCACCTAGCGCGCTAAGCAAGCCGGACAAAGGGCCAAGCATAGCGCCAAGCACTGGGATATTGGCAATAACCGGAGCAAGACCACTGAGAGCCATGGCCGAGAAAGCCGCGGCGATAGGAGCCACGAACGTCGGAATATTACCGAGCTGCTTGCCCATGGCGTCAATAGCCGGTGCCGCTTGCTTGAACGCATCAACCAACACTTGAATAGCTTGTGTGAAGATTGGAGCGGTCAGACGCGACAGAGCGGCGCGAACGTTAGCGAACGAGCCGGCCAGTGTGTTACCAGATGACAGAGCCGCTTCGCCTAGACCGATGCGCATAGCTTCTGAGAATGTATGGAAGTCAATCTGACCCTTGGAGACCATGTCGGAGACTTCCTTGGACGTCTTGCCAAGGTACTCACCCAGAAGCTGCAGAACCGGCACGCCGGAGCTTGAAAGCTGCAGCATGTCGTCGCCCATCAGCTTGCCACGCGATGCGACGGAGCTGAAGATAACGCCGATATCGTTGAACGCTCGACCAGATGCCGCCGCAACATTCGCGACAGACTTCAGCGTGTTGGTCATATCCTCGCCGGACTTAATGCCAGCTGCAGAAAGCGTTGCCGCGGCTGTTGCAGCATCACCCAGACCAAACGCGGTGCCACGAACTGATTGCGTGGCTGAATCCATGATGGACTCAATGTCCTGGGCGTCATGGCCAAAGCCAGCGAGCTTCTTCCGTGCGTTATCAATGTTCAGCGCGCGGTCGATGCCGCCCTGGATGGCCATACCAGCGACCGCAGCAATTCCCGCCTGGCCTACACCAATAAGCGAGCTTGTGATTTGTTGGGTGTTGGTACGCACGGCGTTCCAGGCGTTGGTCAGTCCATTTCTCGCGCTTGTCGCGATGCCGCTGAAGATGTTCTGAGCACGCGACCTAAGCTCGGCAAACGATGACTGCACGCTGCCAGATGCGTCGCCCATGCTGTGATCCATAGAGCGCGATACTTCCTGCGCCTTGTTCTGAATCTGACTGAGTGAAGACTGCGCCTTATTTACGCCGTCAATAAAGCCATCAGCATTGACGGTGAACTTCGCTGAGAGTGTATAGTCACTTGCCATATATACCTCCTCTCATGTTTATTTCTATTGATTCGATAGAGCCTTCTCGAGCGCGGCCATTTTGTCGCGCGCTTCTTTCGCGCTCATGGTCTTTCTGTCAGGTTTGTTTGCTTCAACCCACAGAAGCTCAGGCTCTTCGCTCTTCTTCTTGTAGCCATTGGTGAGCGCGTTGGCTATTGCTTCGTTGAGAAGCATCTGGTCATATGCGACGCGGTCATGCTCAGCCACTTGAAGAAGGGCAATCTGAGCCGTTGTGAGCCTGTCAAACTCGTCCGGCGTCCATCCAAAGCGAACAGCCGCCCACGCCCACATTGCGTCACGCTCATAGCCTGTCAGCGGCTTCTGTGGCGCTTCTTGTGGTTGGTTGGCTTGTTGTGTGCTTGTGGATGGTCTGACCCAGCGCGGGCTCACCAGATCTACTGGAATAAAAAACCGCAGTCCTTCATGAGTGAGTCGCTTACGGCTTCAATCATCTGAGCGTAGCCGTGCTCCTGCAGGTACTTTCCAGCAAGCTCAATGGCCTGCGTTGGGTTAACCCATGCACTCTGGCCACTCTCGCGGATGCCATACGCGAAGATAGTCTTAGTCTCGCGCAGAGTTGGCTGAGCGGTGAACACGGAAATAATACTTTTGTTACCAATCGCACTCTCAGCCATCTCAACACGCTTCTCCGCGTAGAGAAGCTCGTATGTAGTACCGTCAATCTCGAAGGTAAAATCTGCCATTTCTTACTCCTTAACTAATAAAAAAGGGGCAGCCGAAGCTACCCCGTGAGTTGTGTTTGTGGACGCTTATCTTCCTGTTGGCTTGGTAATTGCCTTAGCCTTGGCGGCTGCGTCAATGTCGAACCACGTCCACTTGCCTGTGCCTGTGAGAGATACAGACGCGGTGCGCACGTCATCGGTTGGCGAGTCAGCCTCGTACTTGGTGACGATGACAGCGCCGCCGCCGATTGGCGTGAAGTCGGTGTTGTCCAAAAACTCCTTGACGCACAGAATGGTGCCGTCGGCGAGTGCCTGGCGGAATAGTTTATCGCTCTCAGCGTCCTTGACGGCCACCGTATCAACGGAAACCTCGAAGGAACGGGTGGATGCGCGATTGACCTTCCAAGCACCGCGAGAAGACTTCGTGGAGACGCTCGTAGTATCCGCGGAAAGCGATACCTTGTGAGACTTCTCGCCAGCGATTGCGAGAAGCTTAGAACCGTCTGCACTAAATACGCCAAGAAGAACCTCTGCGCCGTTTACAGCGTTCACGCCGCCGGCGGAGACGTCGCAATATGCACCACTATCGAATGCAGTTGAATCTGGCATAGTAATGCCCCTTTCTACTTAATAATCAGACCATAGGAGACGACCACCTCAAACGGCACAACCGCGTGCCATTCTCCTGTCTCGTCTCGCTTGATTGTGTTTAGACCGTTATCCGTTTGACGGATGACCTGAAACGGACAAGCCAAACTAATTGGCTGGCTCATGGCTTCTTCTAAAGCTGTCACCATCTTGAATATCTCCTCGCGCGTCTTGGACGGCTTGGAGATTGCGTGAAGCTCGATGGTGTAGACGTCCAGCCACATTGTTTTTGTTTTGTCCGGACGAACTGAGAGTGCGCCGACGGAATAAAGAGGAGAGGGTTCTTTATTCGCGTCGGTCACACATTTAATGCCCGTGCCTTCTTTGACACGTGCCACAACCGCCGCGACAAAATCGTCGAGCGGGAGTCGCTTTAGTGCTTGCCTCATAAGCCCTTACTCCTTAGATACTCACCGCACCGCTTCTTCAGAACAGCGCGCGCCGCCTTAATCTCCGTAGCGAAGAAGTGCTGGCCTTCCACAAATGGTGCCTTTAGACGCTTCCCAATCTTCGGAACGTACTGGCCAACGTTTTGACGGTGACCATACTCAACGTGTGGCGCGTATTCGCCTGTATAGCCAATCTCTCCTTCGCCACCTTTGACGCTTTGACGAATAGATCCAATCAACTCGCCCGTGTCTCGTGGTGTGGTTGCGCGTAGGTCTTCGGCTATCTCATTCACGGTGCGCTTCATAACAACTTCAGGCTTGATGTTTGCAAGCTCCTTCAGTGCGTCGCCAAGTCCGCCATCGTCAAACTGCAGGCGAACACTAGGCATATGCATCACCCTTTAGCTTCTTCAGTGACAGAACGCGACGGCGTCCGAAGTCGCTCACATGGATAACCTCGAAGACGTCGCCAGCATCAATCACGGGAAAGCGTACAAGAGACGCACGAAGAGCAAGCTCGGCGGGAACTGTCGTGATAAGCGTCAAATCACACGCCGCATAGTCGTTGCCTTCGTTTACCGTCTCCACAAGCGATGCTGGACACACCCTCGACCGGGTGGTTGTAAGCACCCGGCGCGAGAGTACGCGATTGCCTAGTTTGTCGCGCGCGTCGGTATCCGCGAGTTCAATCAACTCACACATCCGCCACTTCATACGAACCTCACCTTTGGGAACTGCAGAGCGGCGGTAGTGTCCGCCCTAGCAATCTCAGCCAAGGCTGAAAGCTCCGCGGCATACTCCGCGAGAAGGTCGTCCACAAACTGAAGGGACAAGGTTCCGCCCTGTCCCTCCGCCTCCTGCGTGATACCTTCATCGAATCGGCGATTCACCGCCTTAATGGTCGCATCGACCACAAGGGACTCGGCTGTGGCGGGAAGCGTGGATACACCAATGCGCAAACAGATGCGGTCCGTGAGCGTATGTGTGACCTCTTCCAGCCACTTATCGCTCGGCTTATCCTCGACCGCTTCGAGTCGCGTCTTGACACGATCTAATACGCTCATACGCTCACCTCCTTACTCATGGATTAGGCGGTAGCCCTAATCTCAGCCTTAACAACGCCGTCGGTAATCTCTGGGAAAATCTTTACGCCAGACATAACAAGCGTGTCGCAGGTTGCGTTATTGGTGTTGATATTGTGGGTGATACCAACGAAGCCGGTAGCGTCGGAGGTCAGGCCGAAGGTGGAAGCAAGGTCGGAACCGTTTGCTGGGATATATGCCAAGTTAAGGTTCATGGCTGCAGTACCAAAGAGAGTACCTGCCCTAACCGCGGAAGAGGTGATTGCGGTACCCAGGCCAAGGAAGTCCTTGAGGTAGGTGATGCCTGCAGCGTTCTGAGTGGTTACGGTTGCGGTTCCGAGGTAGTCAGCCACATCAAGAGGATTGACGAAGAAGACGAATGGGTTAGCTGCGTCAGTATCGAATCCGTCATAACCCTCGAACTTAGCGGTCAGAGTTGCCCAGAGGTTGGCCATAGCCGCCTGAAGGGTCTTGCCCTGCTTAGCTGCAGCTGTAGTGGTGGAGACGCTTGCAATCAGGTCGTTTCTGATGCCGCTCTGAATGGTGCCAATAAGCTGAGCGTCAGCTTCATTGATTGCACGATCGCGTCCGCGAAGCTGAATAGCTTCGGCAGAGGTTACACGGCGATACTTTTTAAGAGGAAGCTCAATGGTCTGGTCAAGCTGACGCTTGATGTTAGACGCTGGAATGGTGTCACCCTCGGCAACTACGCCATTCTTAACGTCCTTCACGAACTTATAGGTCTTGATGGTGCCGCCCTGTGGTACTGGGATAAGGTTGGTAATACCGAGAGCCTTCTGAAGCTCCTGGATGCCCTGGGAGAATCGGTTGACGTAATCAATAGAAATCTCAGGAGCGATGTCGGTCTTTACGGTAAGTCCGGTTTCTGCTGGCATAATGTGCCACCTTTCTTAGTGTTAAATAAATAATCCGATGTTGTCGCGGATAGCTGCCTGGCGAGCGATTGGGTCCTTGATGGCCAAGATCTCTTCTTTGGTCATCGTCTTAGTGGCCACACCCGCCGCAGGAGCTTTGCCCGCGAGCTGTTTCTTCACGGCATCTTCTACGGCCGCCGTGAAAGCCGTTGAGAAAGCGTCAACGGACGCCTTTGTTTCCTCTGCAGTCTCACCCACTAAACGCGCAAGAATGTCATCGCTGACCGCGATACCTTGCTCAGAGAGTTGACGACGAGACTCAGCCACCATCGCGTTTACAGTGTCGCGACGCTTGTACTCGTCAAGCTCCTTCTGGACCTTGTCACGTTCGTACTCTGCCTTTTGCTGAGCGTTCATCTCGGCCAGCTTTGCAGCTTCCTCAACCTTTGCGGCTTGCTGCTTTTCCCACTTCGCGAGACGCTTGGAGACAATCTCGTCAACATCAGCGTCCGTGTACTTTGGCTGCTGCTTGTTGTCGTCCTGCTTTAGCTCTGTCTGTGTGGTGGTGGTCGCGTCCTTGTTAGCGCCCTCGCCATCCACTGCAGGAGCTTGAGCCTGCTTAGTCTCCTCTGCGGTCTCTGTGGTTGTTGCTGCGTTTGTTTCTGCACCCATTGTTTTTCTCCTAATCCCCGGCGCTCCAAGGCGCGTCGGCGTGCCTTTTCTCCTTAGCTTTTAGCGACATCAAAGCTTGGTCGATGCATTAAAAAAGCGACCGTCTAGTCGCTTTCAATACACAGTTCAACAATTTTCTCTAGTACCTCGTCCGTGGGACATCCACGGCAACGCATAAGCTCGCGCTCCCCTGCATCCACAACGCACACCGTCGGAAGGTGAGTGATGCTCTTCGCGTCCCTTGACCTCGGTGAGCCATCCACGTCAACAATCTCGTACTCGATATCTTCTTCAGATAAAGCCGGCACTATCCTCTTGATAGTCCCGCGACAGATGCTGCACCACTCGGCCATGTAGATCACTACTCGCGCCATATTCTCACCTCCTTGGCGAGGTAATAAAAAAGCCACCCGAAGGTGGCTCGTGAAAGCTGGTTGGTTGATGAAGGTTAACCCCAAGCAATAAAGCCTGCTTCTTTGAATCTTCCTTTGCGCTCAAACCAATGAAAAAGTTTTGCCGCGTAATACGCGCCTGGATCTTCTTTAGACGGAGTGTAATCAATCATCTTAAAATTAGAATCAAAACGAACCATGCCGGGATTCTCTCTGTCTCCATCTGGGTAATATTGATAGGTTGCAACACCATCAACCATTCCAAGAAGTTCATATTCCAGCATTATTGACTACCTCCTTTCTTAGGCTTCCTGAGTTCTTTAACCATGCTCGCGTAATCATACCCGAATTTTTCTTCAGTCATACGGTGAGCTTCCAAATATGGCATTCCATTATCCATTAAATGTTTCTCTGTTGATTCATGATACAACATAACAATATCCATTTCTTGGATATTGTCATTATTGCTCAAACGTTGCCAAGATACCGCCATATCATAATCAGGGGCAAACCTAACTAATTCATCATCTTCATTTAGATGTATGTCATAGAAGATATGTTGATATGCGTCTTCAACTACATCTCTACTAACACCTGAATTATTAGTTACTTTCGTTATTTCTTCAGTTCTATCCCTACTACGAACGGCATCGTAATATCTAATTGCATGTTTCTCCATGCGGTCATGGTTGCCTTCTTCATCACTATATAAAGCACCGCTGACCGCTCCTCTAGCGTCAGAGATTCTCTCAAGTGTTTTCTCCGCCTGCCTTTGGCCAAGTTCCTCCTGCTTCTGTTGCCATGCGTCCCAATCGTCCACAGCGGGCGCAATCTGGCA